CTACAGCTCAATAAAAAGCGACTCTCCATCCCAGGTGCACTTCTTCAGCACTTCCCTGGCAATAGCGTTTTTCTCGGTCGCCGTAAATTCGTCAAAGTTTTTTAGTTTTTCAGATATAACCCTGGCCCGTTCCTGGACAGATTGCTGTGCAGCTGAGCGCTTCCGGTCCTCTGAAAGAGCAATCGCCTGCTCACGCTTCAGAGCCTGCAGCTCCAGGTCCAGCCGTTCCAATTCGGCCACGATATACTTCATAGCCGTGGATCCAGATGCCAGTGCAAGAGATGCGGTCAGTTTTTCAATCTTATCCTCGCAGGCTTTCACCCTTGCAGATGCGGCAGCAGGATCCGTACCGGAGAAGTCGTCCTTCTTTTTCGCTTTGGCGAACCGGTAGATCGCCGCCTTGTCAGCCTGAATAGATTTGAACACCTCCAAGACCTTCTCGTCCAGAGCCTCGCATTTAATCATGGACATGTCGCAGACATCCGCACCCTGCCTCATTCGCTTCCTGCAGTAATACCAGGACGATACGGAGCCGTCTACTTTTTGTTTTCTTGAAACCTGCATCAGTGATCCACACTTGCACCGGAGAACGCCCTTCAGAAGAGGTACTGGCCACTTCGCATCCTTGATGCATTTGTTATTTGTAAAGCGAGCCTGCACGGCCAGCCACTTCTCTGCCGGCATAAATGGTTTGTGAATCCCCAGGCATACACGCCAGAGCTCCGGAGGCTGCAGCTGGTGTTTTTTATTTTTCTCTGTGGATCGGCCGTAGATCATGACGCCCACAGAACCGTCCCATTTCTCTCTCGGAGAATCAGGATCCATGATACAGCCCTTCGCCTGGTAGAAGTCGTACACTTCAGGAGTGGCCTCCACGCAGTACGGCATGGTCAGGATTTTATAAAGCTGAGTAGTAGAGAAGAACTTCCCGTTCTGCGTCCGGATTCCCTGGTTTTTGAACCGAGTCTCCATGCCCTGCAGACTGCAGTTCCACTGAAGGAAAGTATCATAGATCCAAGTGATATATTTAACGCCTTCAGGATCAGGAACAATGGTGCAGTGCTTCTTTCCATCCACCACGATGCGATCACGGACATAGCCGGTCGGAGGATTGCCGCCGGTCCAGTAACCCTTCTTCGCCAGGCCGATCATGTTATCAGTCACCCTGGCCGCTATGGTTTCTCGTTCCATCTGAGCAAAGACCACGGTCACGTACATCATAGCACGTCCGATCGGAGTGGATGTGTCGATATTTTCTTTGATTGAAATGAATTTTACCCGCTGCTCTTCCAGCGTTGCGTAGATATTCGCAAAGTCCCGGACATCCCTGGAAAGACGATCCAACTGATACACGATCAGGATATCCACGCCGCCAGCCTTAATATCAGCCAGGAGACGCTGCAGATCGGGGCGGTTCGTATTAGCACCGGTGAAATCTTCGTCCGAGTATTCCAGGAAGGAATCGACCTGGCCGGAATACTTCAGATCAGCGTATTCCCTGCACATCCGAAACTGATTGTCCACCGAGTCGGAGTGATCAGAGTAAACGGATTTACGTCCGTAGCAACAAAAATTCATAAGTCACCTCCAAAAAGGGTATAAAAAATAAGCCCTTGTGGACTTATGGAATTTGAGATATACTAGATTTGTACATATAGCATATCCCTTCCACAAGGGAGAAACGGAACCGCTTGGTGTTGGCGCACCGGGCGGTTTTTTATTGATATTTTAAGTAATTTCTTATTGTCTGATAAAGAACAGTTTTATTGCTTGCGGAATTTCGATAATCCCCGAAACCGAAGAATTCACCCCATTCGTCAGCATTTCTTTTAAATGAATTCATGAACGACTTATCATCACAGGCCTTCACTCCAAATTCCAGCCATTTATCCCAGAAGGAGAAATCCCATTTTCCATTCATTTCTCGATACATTGCCGCAGTCATAAGTGCGACCTGCTCGGTAGTAGATTCAGCACATTTATAAATGCGGTTTAGCAAATGAGGCTCATTTAAGTACAGCGAATAAGATATTCTTTTAGAATTTGCAAATTCTTTCAATTCAGCTGGAACAGACGGTGCGTTCTTAAAGTCGTTTTGTTTCATAGAGATCAGCGCCGATGCGTCCTCCTTACAGCACTTATTCGGAATTTTTATCCCAAGCGATACCATATATGATATTTGCTCTCTGGAAGGCTTCGAATATTCTGTCTCTACGATGCTAACCGGCGGGACCTTGTAGCCATGTCCCATGTGAGCAATGGCGTCTTGTTCCGAGAGTCCATACACCTGAATCGTTCTCCTGCGGTTCGTAGGCGTGTAAACAGCCACGATCTTATAGAGATTCATGGACATGTTGTGGCCATCCAATCCTTCGAGAATAGTTTCAGGATCATCACTTGCGAGCATTTGCTTATAAGCACTTTGTTTATGTTCGCATTCAACGGCATCGTTCGAAGATACCGTTGAAGAAAAAATTGATTTTAAAGAAGAAAAAAGTCCCATGAGTTCACCTCCTTCCAATCAGGCATGCATCTCATTATTTCCTTCCGTATTTCCACCAAAGGAAAGAGATGATTCTTCCTCCGCTTTTTTCTGAAGCTCAAGCTGGCGTCGGTATTTTTCTGTTTCTTCGTCAATATCGAGTTCAGAAGAGTCGGATGCCTTTCCTATTTGAGAGCTAGAAATAGCTGAAGCGACATCAAGAATGAAGTCCACGATGACATCTCTGGATCCAGGTTTTAGGTTCACATATTTTTCAATGAAGATCCGGTCAGAAGTAGAAAGATTATATTTTTTTGCCAGCGTCTCAAGTTCGTCACTCGTGTTTGACATAAACATTTCGCCAGTTCCATTTGTAAGCCATTCTTCATTAACATTAAATTCCCTAGATATAAGAGCAATCACTTGAGCCGATGGATTACGTCTTCCGCTTTCATATCCTGTGATTGTGTTTTGAACCGATCCAATTCGAGAAGCAAATGCGCTCTGCGTCAGATCAAGTTCTTTTCTAAGCTTTTTTAAACGATCACCTATATTCATTTTCTCACCTCCATGGTTGAATTATACATTTTTATAATCGCATTGTCAACAAAAAATCGCAAAGGCAACAAAAACTATTGACAAATACCGCATTGGCAATATATAATAATCGCAGAGACAACAAAACAACGCACCAAACGAAAGGAGGAAACCATGGCAGAGGAAAGAAAATACACTGCTGAACAGCTCAGCGATGCTGAGAGAGTCGCAAAGGCACTCGCAAGCATTCCGGAAGAAAAAAGAACCCTCGTCGTTATGATGACAAATTCTTTCATGGCCGGAATGGAAGCACAGAAAGCCATTGACGATACAACAAAGGCTACAGCCTAAAAATTAAATAAAGAGGAAAGAGGGATGCGGGACCTCTTAAAAAACCCAGGTCTAGTGGAGCCGACGCAGATAAATCCACTCGGCGGGGCGGCTGAAGCCTGCAGCAAACCGTCGTCATAGGGGTGGAAAGCGCAAACCCTAGTAAAAAAATCCCGGCTTGGAGGCAGATGAGAACACCAGGCGAGAGAACATCCGGAGCATGGACTGGTGGGTGCGATATACACCCGGATGGCTGATCTGAAACGATCACACTGCAGGCAACTGGCAATACGGCAACCGAAAGAATACTCAGGGGGCATGAAGCAAGGGACAGGTTCTTCTACACGCTATGGAGAACCTGTCACAGACTACCGGACCGAAGAAGCCTAGAGGGCATATAAAACCCATACGGTAGTAACCTACAGAGTTAGAAAAGAGGAAAGCATGAAAGAAATAAAGATGGAGGTGGCATTCACAGATGGCTATGAACAGAGATTCACAGAAGCCTGTCTTAAACAGATGGGAACTGGAAGCATTGATGGAGCATCAGGAAAGAATGAAGGAGATCAGGATGGAGATCAAGAAAAGAAAAGTGCATAAGAGAAGAGTAAAGGCAGCCAAAAAGGCAATGAAGGAGTTCCTGGTGTGTACCGGAGCGGCGATCGCAATGTCGGCTGGCCTGTTTTGTGCCTTCCTTTTCGATCCATACCAACCACCAGAACCAGAACCAAAGATGATACGAGCAATCGGTGGAGATTACTACTACTCAGAAGAGGACTATGAGGACTACTTAAGAGAAAGAGAAGAATACATGAAGGAGGAAGCAAGCAATGAGAGTGATAAGCTGCAAAGCTGGAATGCCGGCCATGCCGATTGATATCGACGGAACGCTGGAATCCATGCAGGAGCTGGTGGGTGGTTACATTGAGACCGTCTGCTATGAAGGCATAAAGAACGTAATATACGTCGTAAACGAAGAAGGCAAGGTAATGGACATGAAGCCGAATAAGTTTATATACCAAGGGAGAGACCTGATCTGTGGGGACTTCTTCGTGGCGGCATTCGGGATCAATGAAGACGGAGAGCAAGACATCGTAGGACTTAATGAACGTCAAGAAGAATTCGTCATGAACACGATCGGCTTCGGGAGGTTGATCTGACATGAAGATGGCAATGAAAGACGGAATGCTCCGGATCATCGAGGCAGACGTCACCCAGGCAGCAATCATAAAATCCTGGGGAAAGATGAAATACAGCAGAGTGAATCAGATGTACGAAGGACAAGTAAGTGCAGAGCTTCTCAATAGACTGGCTACGCTGGTGCGTCTTCCAGCATCCATCGAAAAGATCCGGCAGCAGATGAATACAGTCCAGGAAGCAGTGGACCATGAGCGAGTGAGAGAGGATCCTAAGCCGCTTTATAAATACCCGGTCACAAAGCCACTGTACCAGCATCAGGTCAGAGCAGCCAACATGGCGCTGTTGACCTTCGGAATGATAGAGCAGGAAAAGGAAGGTAATCAGGATGTGGAGAATCGAATTTGAATACACAGATCATAGCAAGATCACCTTGAGGGGCAGGCAAAAGGATATATCGTCCAGATTGGCAAAGAAATACTACCAACTATACGGGAGCAGCCCTAGCTGCATTAAATCTGAGTATAGACAATATCCGTTGAAAGACCACAAACCAATGGATTTGACAGAGAAAATCGAAGAGCTGGAGGAAATGGAATAATGATCATCAGAACTGGGGAAGTAATTCAGGGTCTTAGCAACCTGGAAAATCACTGCGAAAGCATGGTGGATAAAAAAGAACCGGATAATGTATGGAAGCATGACGTGGAAGTCTTAAGAGCAGCAAAGGCCATCATCCATAGCAGAGAGCAGATCGCAGGAGAACTGGACGAGTTGTATCACCACTTTGTAGCAGCCCAGGAGCCCGAATGGGACAACAAGAACCGCTTCTGGCGCTGTCCTTCATGCAAGCGCAGAATACACGAATACCACGGATTCTGCAAGCACTGTGGCAAGAAGGTGGATTGGATACCACTTATGAAGAAAAGAAAAAAGGAGGCGGAGATCCGTGGCCGCAAGGACAGGAAGAAAGCTCGTTCCTGCAAGGAATAAAAAAAAGGTGTGGTCGAAAGAAGATGAGATGTACCTGGAAGACTCCTGGGGCGTAAAAAGCATCAAGACCATAGCGAAGAACCTCGGCAGATCAGAGAATGCAGTCATTGTAAGGGCCCAAAGACTAGGATGCGGAGCCTTTCTGGAAGCAGAAGACTACATCACGCTGCAACAGATTCTTGCAGAACTCTATGGAGCCAGAAACACCAGCTACGCAAGAAAGAGACTAATCGATCATTACGGCTTACCAGCAAAGACTAAAGTAGTTCGGCGCTGCAGGTTTCTGGTGGTAAATATCGATGATTTCTGGGAGTGGGCAGAGAAGAACAAGAGTATTCTGGATTTCTCGAAAATGGAGCCGCTGTGCTTCGGAGAAGAACCGGAATGGGTGAAAGTGAAGAGAGACAACGACAAGCGGCAATCATGGAATGTAGTGCCGCACAACACGGCCTGGACGGCAAATGACGACGAGAAACTCCGACGCATGATAGGAAAGAAGCAATACACCTATCCGGAGATCGCAAAGGAGCTCAGAAGGACCGAAGGAGCCGTGAAGCGCCGCCTCCTTGATCTTGGCATTTCAGAAAAGCCGGTGAGGCTCCCAAACAAGAAATGGACTGATCAGGAAGTGGAAATGCTGCTCGATATGGTAGATCAGGACTTCACCTGGGCACAGATTGGAGAAACAATCGGCCGCAGCGCACTCTCGGTCAGAGGAAAGTATGAACGGATCCAGAACCCAAACTACATGAAACGATACAACCGTGGGCATTCAAAGGATTACGACTACGTAGGAATCCGTGATGTAAGTCCTGCAGAGTTAAGAGAAGAAATGGCTGCAATGAACACGACGTTCATAGACGTGCAGCCAAGAAGGGAGATGATAATGTGACAGCCCAGAAAATCAACAAAGGTTTTGGTTTACTTTTTGAAATGGGCTGCGGTTAGGCAAGACACTGACCGCACTGGCCATCGCCGGCGCAGCATACAAGATGGGAAAAATCGAAAGAGTCCTCATTGTAGCGCCAACGTCCGTCGTAGCAGTATGGCCGAAAGAGTTCCAGGAATTCGCAGACTTCAAGTACACCTGCAGAACGCTCCTGGGAGACAAAGCACACCGCCTAAGAGAGCTGGAAGACCTCCGAAGGTTTCCGTTCAAAGCCATGAAGGTGGCCGTGATCAACTATGAATCCACATGGAGGGATGGCATCTTTGAAGCCCTGCAGGAGTACGATGCGGACATGATCATCTGCGATGAGAGCCAGCGAATCAAGACGCACGATGCAGCACAGAGCAAGGCCATGCATGAACTTGGAGATCAGGCAAGGTACAAGCTCATCCTTTCAGGTACGCCGGTTCAGAACAATGCGATCGACATCTTCAGTCAGTACCGGTTCCTGGATTCCTCCATATTCGGTCAGAACTTCTACCAGTTCCGGAACCGATATGCGATCATGGGAGGATTCAACCGGCGACAGATCGTAGGGTATAAGGACCTGGATGGCCTGATCCGAAAAGAACATTCGATAGCTTTCAGAATCACCAAGGGCGAGGCAATCGACCTACCAGAGCAGACATTCGAGACAAGGAAGGTGTACTTCAGTAAGAAGGAAAAGGACCTCTACGACCGCATCAAGCGAGACAGCTATGCGGAACTTGACAGCGGCGGCCAGATCACTGCAACGACTGTCCTGACCAAGCTCCTGCGCCTGCAGCAGCTCACTGGAGGCTTCCTGGTAAAAGACGACGCTACCAGGCCTGAACAGGTCAGTACGGCCAAGATGGACGCCCTGGCAGACATCGTAGAAGATTACGTTATCGGAACAGGAAAGAAGCTGGTAATCTTCGCCCGGTTTATCGCAGAGGTAAAGGCGATCATCGAGATGGTAGGAAAGCAGCTGCCAAAGGGAATGAAACAGGTGGCCATCTATGGAGACATCAAAAAGGAAGACCGAGGCGGCATCGTGAAAGAGTTTCAGGAAGATCCTAAAACGGTGGTATTCGTCGGGCAGATCGACACCGCAGGAACCGGAATCACGCTCACAGCTGCAGACACCTGTGTGTATTACAGTAAGAACTTCAACTACGCCACATACAGCCAGAGCCTCTCCAGGATTCACAGAATTGGACAGAGAAATGTCTGCACATACATCGACCTGGAAGTAGACAAGACAGTCGATGAGCTGATTAGCAAGAGCCTGGCGAAAAAAGAGGACATGGCCAAAACGGTCGTGGACAACTGGAAAGATTTCTTTGATTAAGGAGATAAAAGGAATGAACATCGATAATAGAAGACCGACATCCATCCTGGAATGCATCGGACCCGCAGCAATGCTGGAACAGATGGCAGAGGAAGCTGCGGAGCTTTCAAAGGCTTGTCTGAAGCTCGCCAGGGTAATCAGAGGGGAGAACCCCACACCGGTCACAAAGAACCAGGCAGTGGACAGCGTCATAGAGGAATACACAGATGTGATGCAGTGTGCGCTGGAGCTCGACCTGGTAGCAGATAAGAATCAGATCAGAGAAAAGAAGATGCGATTCTTCAGAAGGTGGATGGCAAGAAAAGAATGAGTGGAAGACGCTGGACACAAGAGGAAATAGAATACCTCGAAGAAAAGATCGGAACCTACACTGCAAAAAGCATCGCAAAGAAGCTCGGCCGGAGTTTCAATTCAGTAAACCTGAAGCTGGCCAGAATGGGCATATCAGGATTCGAAGGCAGCACAGACCTCCTGACTATGAACACAGTCCATAAGATACTCGGCGTTGAGGCCCGCACCGTAAAAAGCAAGTGGGCATCAAAAGGACTGCGGATCATTCGGAAAGGAAACTACGTCTGCATCAAGCAGGAAGACCTGATCAAGTACCTGAAGGACCATCCGGAAGACTGGAACGCTTACAAGATCAATGACGACAGCATCCTGATGAGATATGACTGGTACAAGGAAAAGAAGCAAGCAGATGAGCCTAAGAATTACAACTGGACATCGGCTGAGGTTCAACGTATGAAGCATCTGAGGCAAAAAGGATATTACATCCGGGAGATTGCAGAAGAGATGGGTCGGTCAGAGTCCAGCATCAAATACAAGTTATACAGCGGGAGGTGAGAAAGTGAAGTGCAAGGAATTTCTAAAGATAGCAAGCAATTTCAGAGATGGACTCATGGATGGAGTGAGAAAAGCATTTCGGGTTCATAGTCCATCCAGCAATAAAGTGATGCCTGGTACGTGCGTAGACATAGGAACAGCCATCAGGGTCACAGAGCAGGCCGTTAAGGAAGCGCATCCGGAGATGACGAAACCGGAATCTCGTGATGATTTCATACAGGCAGTAACAGCAATGAGAGATGCGGGAAAATCGCCTGTCCAGGAAGTCGCTGATACACTGAATCGTGCAGCAATGAGTTGTGGAGAAATCGGTGAACGTGCAAGAGATCTAATCAGAGCTCTGGGAGAATTTGGAGAGAGTATGAGTTTACAAAGATTCGCCAGAGAGCAAACAAACAACTGGAAGAAAATGCACGGCCTTCCAATGAGACGAAGGACACTGCAGGAAAGGAAAAGAAAGAATGTATCTAATGGAATTCGGAGAAATCACCGAGGTACGAAAAAGAAATAAGATAAAAAGTATGTTTTGCAGACACAAGAATTTGATTACGGGAAGCAGCTGCTCTAAATCAGGAATGGTTCGAATGTCAGGAGATGATGTGTACACGGTATGCATGGATTGCGGAACCATTATAAGGGAAATTCATACAGAATTTAAAGGAGGAACAAAATGACACTACTGGAAATGTTAGAAGAATACAATGAGCTCTTGGAGGCAAAGGACGGCCTGAAGGAAGCTACTAAAAAGAATAATGAGGCCATCGAAGCAAAGAAAGCAGAGATCGCCCAGCAGATGATCGATGACGATGTGCCAAGCATCAGCGTGGGAGAATATAAGTTCTTTCTTCAGGATAAGACCATCTACAGCAAGAAATCAGAAGAGGTGCTGCAGGCAGCGGGCTTGGACTTCCTGGAAGTCTTAAGAGAGCAAGGTCTCGGAGATATCATCGTGGAAACGGTCAATTCAAGAACGCTGCAGTCAACAGTGAAGAACCTGGTCGACGAGGTCGGAGAGCTCCCAGTAGAGCTGGCAGAAGTCCTGAACACATACGATACTTACGAGATCGGCAGAAGAAAAGACACCAATAAAATAGCAGCAAAAGTCAAGGGAGGAAAATAAAATGGCAGATTATGAACAGTTAGAATTTGATGTAAGACTCGAAAGTGACAGAGAGCTCCAGGAAAACGTAGGCTTGGCCGTATCCTTCGCATGTAAGCAGATGCAGCAGGAGATACCAAAGAAAATTGAGAACCGCCACGAAGGATATGGAGTCCTGGCAGAAGCATACGCAAAGTAGCAGGCATCTATGAAGAAAGTCGGTGAAGGATTTAAACGTTATGCCCTCATACTTCCAACAGATGACCAGTCCGCAGTAGAGGCAAGCAATAGCATCTACAACGCAGTCAATGATGCAACATACGATGCAGTCAAGCTGGCGGCTATGGCCAATAAGATTATGACGGACCTTTACCGTAATGGATATGAGAACACACCGATCGAGGACTACCTGGAAGAGCAGGAAGATGGGTTTGAGGTGGCAGAAGAAAATGAGGAAGCAGGTGAAGAGTAATGGCAGGACTTAAAATCGAGAAGCAGGAGCTCCTGACGGTCCGTGGATCCGATGGAAGCGAGGTAAAAATTGACGACATTGTAGTAATGAGAACATACCGTGACGAGGACGTCCTCTGCAGATTCAAAGGAATGCAGGCAGGATACATCATCACAGAGACCGTAGACGGCGAAACAGAGAACCGCTACAGAGTAAACAGTATCGCAGACTGCAAAGTAGTAGAACATATTGAATTCAGAAAAGGAGAAGAAGAATAATGGCAAATGAAGTAGCAGTAATCAAAGGATTTCAGGTAGTGACAGGCTTCGAAGGAATGGACGAGGAACTCATGGCAGAGCTCCAGGACGAGATGGCGGACCTGGACGATGAGAGAGGTATCACAGCGAGACAGATCAAGATTCCTTCCGGCGGAGGGATTGCATTTGAAGTAGAATCAGATGATCCGGAAAGTCCAGATTCAGAGAAGGAACTGGAAGCAGTTCTCGTGTTTACGCACAGAATGAACTCTTACTGGGAGGGAGACTTCGGATCCAGCGAGAACAAAGCTCCAGCCTGCAGCGCCATCGACGCAAAGAAGGGCGTGTCATTCGAAACAGGAGAAGTCAGAGACTGCGAGAACTGCCCAATGAACCAGTACGGATCCGACGGAGATGGAAAAGCCTGCAAGAATATGAGAAGAATGTACCTTCTTCTTTCAGGAAAACCAGGGGTATATCTCTTGAGTATTCCACCTACATCATTAAAGGACGTGAACAAGCAGCTGGCAAGACTGATGGGCAATAGCAAGACGCCGTACACAAGAATGGTCCTGAAATTCAAGCTCACAAAAGACAAGAACAAAAACGGCATCGCATACAGCCGTGTAGGAATTGAGAAGGTCGGCATCCTTCCGGAAGAATTCTACGCCACAACGATGGCCATGAGAAAAGAACTCAAAGAAAAATACAAAGAAGTAGCTATCACATCAGATGATTATAACCAGGCTCCGGTCGTGGATTCGGACGGATTCGAGGCAGCAGGAGATATCCCAGAGGATGTACCATTCAATCACTAAAAAGCCAAGGAGGGCGGCAAATTCGCCCTCCACAAAGGAGATAGCATGAAGACATATCGAGAATATATAGAAAAGTTCTACGGAAGCGGATCCAGCATTCAGGACTACCTGAAAAACGAAGACATTATAGACATCCAGATGGCCAGCCTGGTAATTGATGGCAGCGTAAGTCAGGAAGTCCTGGAGGAATGGGATGGAGGAATCATTCAGGCAGAGAAGCCGGTAGACATCCTGGACAAGCAAGGTACATACGAGACCATAGGAAGACACAGCAAGTATGAGCCGTTCAAATACTACGGCCAGTGTTTCATGGGTTCCATGAAGAACCAGAACCCAGCGCTCGGCCGCAAGGTTTACGTCTGCAGCCCGTACAACGCAAAGACACCAGAGCAGATCGAGGTAAACGTGACGCTTGCAAAGAGTGTGTGCAAGGCAATCGTGGAAGCGGGGAACTATCCAGTGGCACCGCACTTATACTTCCCGCAGTTTATGAATGAGAAAAGTGAAGCAGAGAGAGAATTCGGAATAATGGCCGGATTGCAACTCATGAACGGATGTGACGAGGTGATGGCCTGCGTAGTAAACGACTACATCAGCCCAGGAATGGAAAGAGAGCTGACATACGCTGCAAATAACCTCGGCATCCCAGTCATAATGACATACATCAATAAAGAAAAGAGGTAGCTGAATGAATACGGCAGAAGTTGATATCGATAGAGTGGTCGATTATAAAAGTGAATATCAAGGTTATATTAAAAAAGCAAAGATCACTGGCGATCAGTTAATCGGACTCTGCCCGTTCCATGATGACAGAAATAACAGCTTTTCAGTAAACCTGAAGACCGGTCAGTGGCATTGTTTTTCAGAGGACATCGGCGGAAACTTCACGCAGTTCTATGCAGACATCAATGGCATTGATACGAAGGAAGCGTACAAGCAGATTTTGGAGAAGTATGGAATCAGTCAAGAAGAGAAAAAGGAAGAAGCAGACCTGAAAAAGAATTACACGCTCACACAATATGCCTTCGAAAAGAAACTTCCGGAAGACTGGCTCAAAGAAAACTGCATGCTAAGTACCATAAAGGGGAGAGATGGTGTCACCTATATGAAGATTCCATACTTTGATCCAGATGGAAAAGAGGCGACCTTCAGAAAGAGATTTGCAAACAAGGACTTCAGATGGAAATACGGCTCGTCCGGAAAGATCGGATTGTACGGCGAGTGGAAGCTGCCGGCAATTCGACAAGTCGGATATGCGGCCATGGTGGAAGGCGAAAGCGACAGCCAGTCAATGTGGTACATGGGAGTAAGTACGCTGGGAGTTCCAGGAGCTTCCATGTTCAAACCACACCAGGCTGCGCTCTTGCAAGATTTAAAGTTATACATTCACCAAGAGCCCGATAAAGGCGGGGAAACATTTCTTCGCAAAATCATCGAGGGACTCAGAGAGGGCGGGTTCATCGGAAAGGTGTATCGATGGAGTTGCAACCAGATCGGATGCAAGGATCCGTCCGCAGTCTACATCAAATATGGTAAAGAGGAAGCCCGTGAGAAGATCATGCGCCTCATTGAGGCAGCTGAGGAAATCGACCTGGATGCACCGGAAGAAATACCAGAAGCAATCCAGGGGGCTCCGGTTAATTTAAGACAGCCAGAAGGATGGCTTTATTCAGAAAAAGGCATCAGTCACATAGATGAAAAGAAATACACACCAACATTGGTCTGCAGAACGCCGATCATTCTGACACAGAGGCTGAAAAGCCTGGAGACAGGAGAAGAGAAAATGGAGATCGCATTTAAGCGAGACGGCGTGTGGCACAAAGCAATATTCCCAAGGTCAACGATATTCACAGCAAGAGGAATCACAGTCCTGGCAGACCTTGGATGCACCGTAACGAGTGAGAATGCAAAAATGGTGGTCCGTTTCCTTTCTGCACTGGAAGCGGAAAACATCGACATCATAAATAAATCGGACGCAACGTCCACATTCGGATGGCAGCCAGGGAAAAGATTCATCCCAGGCCGTGAACAAGGAATCGTCCTGGACATTGATCCATCACAAAAAGGAATGGCCACGGCATACTGCCAGGTAGGAGAAGAGAAGAAATGGATCGAGACCATGGCTCCACATAGATGCAGGGACAAGTTCAGATTCATCCTGGCCGCCAGCTTTGCGGCTCCGCTGCTACGAATCCTACACCAGAGAATCTTCTTCGTGTACAACTGGGGCGGATCAAAAGGCGGAAAAACTGCAGCATTAAAAGCAGCCTTGTCAGCCTGGGGCGATCCGGAACGCTTGATGGTCAATTTCAACGCCACCCAGGTGGGACTGGAACGAACCGCCAGTTTTTACTGTGACCTTCCACTGGGCATCGATGAGAGGCAGCTGGCCGGGCGAAATCAGGAAGGCCTGGAAAAGACAGTCTACATGATTGCTTCAGGTACCGGAAAGATTCGTGGATCCAAGGGTGGAGGTCTGCAGGCAACCCATCAGTGGAGAACCGTAGCTCTGGCCACAGGAGAAGAACCAATGAGCACCGAGACCACACAGACCGGTGTCAGTACCCGTGTACTGGAAATCTACGGCGGTCCATTTGAGAATGAAAAGGACGCTGGTCGCATGCACCAGGAAAGCTGCATGAACTATGGATGGCACGGCCCAGCCTTCGTAAATCATCTAATCGGCCTGGATGAGAGACAGATCACAGACAAGTACGAAGAAATGCTTAAATATGTGAGTCAGATCGCAGATGGAAAGTCCGGAAGCCATGTATCAGGAATCAGCGCAGTAGCACTGGCAGACGCCATGATCGACTCCTGGTTTTTTCAACAGGAAGTGGAAGAAAATGTGGACAACTCCAACAAGGAACAAAGAGATGTGGACAACGTGCTGGATATCCTCCCGGAGAGCTGGGAGAGAGCAAAACAGATGGCAGCAGCCATCCTGAAAGAACAGGTTAATTCAGATGTTGGAGACGTAAACGAGAACGCCCTGCAGTTCGTAGTGGACTGGGTGCTTCAAAACCGCCTCTACTTCGGAGAAAAGGCAATCGGTACTTGCCTGGGAACCTTTTCAGAGTCAGGGAACACGGTGTACATATTCCCATCCGCACTGAACCAGGCTCTCACGAAAGCAGGATACAGCCCACGTAAAACACTCAAGTATATGGCAGATCGAGACCTAATCGCATCCCAGGAAAGAAAAGACCACAAGGGAAAATCCTATCAGGTCACAAAGAGATTTGACAATCGCCTCTGCAAGTTCGTGCAGTTCAGTATCGGAAAACTGTCTGAGAAGGAAGACGTGATCGACATTGACGACGAAGAGGATGCAGCAAATACACCTCCGAAAGACAATGATGGATTCATACCGGTTCAGGAGAGCTTCGATCTACCTTTTAATTAAAGAGCAGGTCGTAAAAACACGAAAAAGTGTTACCCATTTTTTATAGAAATAAAAAGGAGTAACAAAAGGAGTAACAAAAGGAGTAACACGAAAACCCGCTAAAATCAAGGCTTTGAGGGCCCTTGTTACTCCTGTTACTCCTAAATAACAAATATATAGTAAAATAATTGCAAATTTTACATGCGCTGCAAGAATTTCTGCATCGTATGTAAAATTCTTAAAAAAAACGGTATGTATTAAAAAAAAGGAGTAACAGGAGTAACATACCCTGAAACCCGCATAAAATAAGGCTTTTTGTGTTACTCCTATTTTTTTTCAAAAGGAGTAACACCTGGAGGTGAAACATGGACTTTTCGATAGAGGAATACCGGAAAAACGTTGAAATACTGCGGAAAAACAAGGAAAACGTGCCCCTGGAATTGCTAAAAACAAAATATGCAAAAGGATACGGCGATTTGACGTGCAGAATTCGAAAACAGACAGAAGCGCTTGTTATTCTGCAAATTTCTGCAGGGATGCGGATTTTTAAGGAAGATCAGGTGGAATTCCAGGAAGTTATAAGCCGGATCCAGTCGATCATTGACAGAGAAAAAATGACATTGAAGGAGATCGGCCGCCTTGTTTTTTCAGAGTATGACATAGAAAAGGCAATGGACCTGGCAGCAGAGAGAATCGCTCTCCCATGCTTCGAGCAGGCATACGCTCCATACTTCCGGAGTAAGTGCCACCAGGAGGGTGAGACATTCACATGCGACCTGCTGCCGGGAATGAAATGGAATCAGGGACATAGAGTCTGGATCGGAGAAGATGGTAGCTTCACGCTCATGCTGCCGCCGATCAGCGATGAAAGAGAGGATATATAATGGCAATCAGAAAAATTATGGATCAGAAGAGCAAAGACCGACACAGATGCATCGTATGTGGGATGATGGGACTGCCAAGACTGGTCGAGGGAAGGAAAGTAAAATGTAAATACTGCGGACAGGTTCACACAGTCCACTTCACAGCAAATGGAAACCTTATGCTGACAGATGATAGATTCAGTAACTTATTCAAAAAAGGAGGAAGAGAAACATGAATAACCAGGAGAGATTCGAAGAATTGATGAGCGTAGCGGCGGATAGACCGGGATGGTCGGAATTAATGAATTACATTCAAAAATCAGATTTTTACACAGCGCCAGCGAGTAGCCGATTCCATTTAAGCTGCGCCGGAGGACTTCTGCAGCATTCCCTGAATGTATATGATGCGCTGGTAGGAAGACTTGTCGATACAGTGGAGACAGACGAAATGGCCCTTCAGGTTTCCGGGCATACCGTGGCCGCATTTAAAAAAGAGACACTGGCCATCGCAGCTCTGCTGCACGACTTGTGCAAGACCAATTTCTACACGGTCGAATATCGAAACCAGAAGACCTATGACAAAGAGAAGGTGGCCAAGGCGAATCCGTACCAAGTAAAAAGAGACAACGGTGGCCAGTTCATCTGGGAGCAAGCGCCGTTCTATGCAATAAGCGACAAGAACCCATACGGCCACGGAGAGAAGTCAGTCATGATGGTGGAGGAATTCATGAAGCTGACCATGGAAGAAAGGTATGCCATCAGATGGCACATGGGAATGGCCAATGCGAACGGTAACGAGCTGCAGGCATTCAACGCTAGCTGCGAGAAGTATCCGCTGGTTCTTCTCCTTCACAATGCAGACATGGAAGCGTCGCACTTCATGGAAGAGAACGAAGGAAACAAGCAGGAATTCAGAAACGTAGACTCATCCGGGGAGTTCGAAGAAGCTACTCCGGTTTAGGAAGGAAAAGACATGGAATTTATAAAAATACTCCTGGTTTTGACCTTGATCTTCCTGGCGGCAGTGTTCTTCCTGGCCATCACAGGCAGCGAAATGCCGATGGATCCAAGAGACAGGGAAGAGGATGATCGTGGTCAGATTGAGTACCTGAGACAGTACCGGGAGAGAAAAGAAGAAAAGGAGAACAAGAGACGTGCTCGAAAATTACGAAAAAAACTTCGACGAAAACAAATTCGTGAAAGATTTCATGGTGGCAAAGGGAATCACAACAAAGAGTAAGGCAATCGCAGAGCTTAGAAAACTGATCAAGAAAGAATCCTATTTTCAGGACAAAATAAAAAAAGAATTAAAGAAGCGATATCCGGGTGCGTTCGTTCGGAAAATCAGCCAGGGAGCCTATAGCGAGGCAGGGTTCCCGGATATTCTCTTTATAAAAGATGGCCACTACTTCGGATTTGAGGTAAAACGCCCGGTCGTTGGCGTTCCATCAAAGCTGCAGCTTAAGACAATAGATGAGATCCAGGCAGCTGGAGGAACTGCTGCCATAGTAGTCTGGCCAGAGCAGGCGATTGCGGAGGTTGAAAAATATGAAAAGAGCAAAAGATAAAAACAAATATATGATCAACAGAACCATGTACAAGGACATCAAGAGATATGATCACCAGCAGATGGAATCCTTCCTGGGAGATATCTACAAATCCGGATATCAGGACGGCCAGGATGAGATCACAATCGTATCCCTTCAGGACGTCAAAGATGCGCTTCATGGAACCAAAGGAATTGGACCGAAGACCTGGCCACTGATCGAAGAGAGACTGAACGCTCTCTTTGAAGACAAGGAGGATAAAAAGGATGAACAATGACAACCGATGCGTTGCATGCGGAAGAATCATACCGGAGGGCAGGCAGATCTGCCCTCTGTGTGAAGCAGGCGGAGATGATAAAATGAAACAATTGACAATTGAAGAAATGAGATTAATGGCGGGGCAGCCGGTCTACTGCAAGGAAGAGGACATCTTCGGAATCATTAAGATAGAGGAAAAGGGGGCGTGGAAAAATAAGCCATTACTCGTGGCAGTTTGGCATGAACATGGAGTGGCAGTGAACATGGAGCTGGATATTCAGAAGAGAGGACTTCACATATACAAGGTGCAGTCTGCAAGAGATATCCCAAAAGAGCCAATCAGCCACCAGATGGGATACGGAGATTTCGTGATGGTTTGTCCACATTGCAAAGAAGCAGCTATCGTGAACGTATTCAAAAGAAATCCATCATACTATCCATATTGTCCGTGGTGCGGTCAGAAATTAAAGGAGTAATAAAATGGTAAAATTGATAGTTGCACTTTTAAAATACATTATCATTTGTGCTTTATGGATGGAGTTGGAGATTAAATTGTACGGAAAAGCACAGCCAAGAATTGTGGACGACATAATCGGTTTAATCTTATTTTATTACATTTTAAAGAGCGAATAGAGGAATAAAAACCTATGGCAAAATTAAGAAATTTAAGAACAAGAATCAGGAAGAAATCGTGAATGGCTTTCAGGTCTTCATGAACATGCCCATCCCACTGATCCTGTCGTCAATCGAGACAACCATCAAGCTTCTGGCAGCAAGGGGCGTGGAGATTCGGGACTGGGACGACAAGAGCAAGACGCTCAAGCAGGTCCTGATGATCGGTGGCAAGGTTTATTTCTTCGCTGAAAAGAGAGAGGAAAAGTAACATGGAGACAGCGCAGATCAGGGACGAGGACGTCCTGAAATGGATTCTCGGCCAACGGTTCAGAGCGACCAGGAAGAAGCTCGCCATCGAAGCCAGGAAAAAAGCCATCGCTGCCGAGCAGGACGGAATGAACGAGCCGGCAGGAATCGCAGCTATGGTGGAAGAAATGAACGACAGAATGAAAAAGCAGCAGGCTAGAGTCAACCAGGCAATCATAAGAGTGATGGACATCATCGATTACCTTCCGGAGGATTCGTTGGAAAAAGAGATCTGCGAATACAGACATATCGATATGATGAGTTGGGGGCAGATCGAGGCAGCCGTCCCTATGAGCCGAAGTCAGTGCAATAATCGGTACAATGGGGCAATTCAGATGCTGTTGCAGAATGCGAGGGTAAAAGAGATCACAATCTCAGAGCGGGAAAATTACAGGTTTTTCACGGAGCAAAAAAGCGAGGTAAAAAAATGGAAGAAAAAAATGGCCGAAAAAAAACCGGCGAAAAAAAATCCGGAAAAATAAATCCGGAAAAAATTCCCGGAAATTTTCTGCTCGAAAATTTACCCGTAAATTTATTCGGAAATTTTACCCCGGAAAATAAAGCCCAGGAAAATGAGACCAATAAAAAAGCCGGAATTTCTACAGCAGAATATATGGGCATTTTTCAGATAGCCCACAGGCTGGCCGGAGGCAAGGGCGTAGCCTTACACTGGTGTTATATGGGGCAGCTCATAGAGGCACGCCTGGAGGCATCAAGGGCAGACCACCAGGAGCAAGGGCAGGCATAGAGGCCAGGCACACCACACCCACACCACAGGCCACCAGGAGCAAGGGAGCCAGGGCGCAGGGCAGACCAGGTGGTGCAGGGCAAGGCAGGCCACACAAGCCACGCAGCACGGCAGGCCAGCGTGCAGCAGAGCAAGGGGCACAGGCCAAGGCCAAGCACAGCCAGGCAGGGAGCCAGAGGCAGGGCAGCAAGGCAGGCCATGAAGCAAAGAGATCAGTGAAACATAAGACACCATAAGACATAGACAAGTGCTATGATAGACGCATGGCAAAGAGACAGAGAGAGCCCACCAGGGCGACACTCTGCAGGGTAGCTGAGCGTCAGACGAGATGCGATGAGAGCGGTCATATCTTCGGATAGGACTGCTCTTTTTTATGTTTGTGTAGTATGCACAGTTTGTAGGTACTACTTTTGTGTAATATTTACAGCGGGGCGAGGAAGGTCCGATTCTTGACCGGATATAACCCTTTTTTAAACACCTATTTCGTTACGCATAGCCCCGAAATAATCAGCCTAAAAACGAAAAAATCAGAAAGGAGGAGCCAAGAATGAACACTGAAATGAAGATGGAGAGAAGAATGCTCTCAGAGCTCAGGCCGGCGGAATATAATCCACGAAAAGCCCTGAGACCAGAGGACAAAGAGTACCAGGATATCAAGCGAAGCATTGAAAAGTTTGGGTATGTTGATCCCATCATCATTAATTCAGACGGAACCGTAATCGGAGGTCACCAGAGACTGACCGTCCTGACTGATATGGGATATGAGACAGCAGATGTGGTCGTAGTTGATCTGGACAAGAACGATGAGAAGGCATTAAACATTGCACTCAACAAAATAACAGGTGAATGGGACGAAGTCAAGTTAAAAGATTTACTTCTCGATCTGGACCTTAATGAATACGACCTTCAGAACACCGGGTTCTCATCCGGAGAAATCGAGGACTTATACATCCGCCTGGAGCAAGACGTGGAAGCTGAAGACGATGTGTTCGACTTAGAGGAAGAGCTCGACAAGATCGAAGAACCGATAACCCAGCGAGGGGATGTGTGGATTCTCGGAAACCACAGGTTGATGTGCGGCGATAGCACGGATCCGAAGGACGTGGCCACTTTACTGGCAGGAGATGAAGCAGATCTCGTGATCACGGATCCTCCGTATAACGTCGCATACGGCGAAAAGACAGAGTTCCTGAGCAAACAGGGAATCGGTCAAGGTCAAGACAAAATTCTTAACGACAATATGGATGAGGATGCATTCTACCGTTTTATCTTCGAGGCATACAGCAGAGCCTATGAGGCTATGCGACCAGGAGCGGCAATCTATGTGTTTCACGCAGAGAGCTCCGGCTTGACATTCAGGCAAGCATTCGTTGATGCAGGTCTGAGGTTTTCAGAATGCCTCGTATGGGAGAAAAACTCCTTCGTCCTTGGCCGAAGCGACTACCAGTGGCGCCATGAACCATGCTTATACGGATGGAAGGAAGGCGCAGGTCACTATTTTATCAACGACCGTACACAGGATACGGTTCTTCTGGAAGAGGAAAGAGACCTCGAATCCATGAAGAAAAGCGACCTGATCACATATATCGGGCAGCTTGAGGAATTCTTCAAAGATAAGACCACAGTTCTATACGAGAATAAGCCAAAGAGAAATGACGTGCATCCTACAATGAAGCCAGTCTCACTTATTGGAAGACTTATGAAGAATTCCTCTAAACCACAATGGAATGTCCTGGATCTATTCGGAGGAAGCGGATCCACCCTCATGGCAGCGGAGCAGCTGAGCCGCAACGCCTACCTTATGGAGCTGTCGGAAAAGTTCTGCGACGTTATCGTGAAGCGTTGGGAGGAATACACCGGCAAGAAGGCGATCAAAGAGGCGGACATGAACCTGGATATCACACTTTAATATGGGCGAAGCAAACCTCACGGCCCTAATTTTTAAGGGGGGGGTACTAGCATGAGCGAGAATGGCGAAGTAAAAGGAAGCCTCTACAGAACCGAAGTAATCGCTCAGCTCTTCGGAGTCAGCGTCCGGAGAATCCAGCAGCTTACTCAGGAAGGCGTGATCAAGACAACCAAGATCATAGAGGATGGAAGAACCGTCCGAAGATATGACCTGGTCCAGACAATTCAGAATTATGTGAAATACCTATCCGAAAAAGCCTACGGAAAAGCAGGCAGGTCGGAAAAGGAAATGGAGCTGCGAGAAAAGAAGATGGAAGCAGATGCTGCACTGAAGGAATCACAGTCAGAGCTGCACCGATTAAAAACAGAGATCGCAGCAGGAAGATACATCTCGATCGAAGAGGTTAAGATGGACTATGCAAAGTTTTTTGTTGTATTTAAGAAATTCGCAATGGCGCTGCCTTCAAGAATCATAGGAATGATAGCCGGAGCCTTGGAACCAGTGGAAGCAAGAAGAGTAGAAAAGGAAATCGCACAAGAGATCAACCGACTGCTCGGAGCATTTGTAATAGCTGGAATCGTAGGACCGGACGATGTGGAGGGAAAGAAGAGTGAAACTAAAAAGAAAAAGGTTTCTGATTAGGAAATACCACCTCCCCGAATATATCAAAGAGGCAATGCGACAGCTGCAGCCGCCGGAAGACTTAACGGTGGCAGAGTGGGCGGAGAGGTATCGAATGCTCGATGCGAAAACGTCTGCGATGCCTGGACCATGGAGAAACGACAAGACACCATACCTGATCGACATCATGAATGAGCTTCAGAACTACGACACAGAAGAAATAATCTTCTGCAAGTGTACGCAGGTAGGTGGAACCGAAGCCCTTCAGAATATGATAGGGTACATCATCCAGCAGGATCCATCCCCGACCATGATCGTATATCCAACGGATATGCTGGCCGGATCCATTAGTGACAACCGACTGGAGCCAATGATCCTGGCAAGCAAGAGCCTGAAAAGGCTATACAACAAAAACGAATCTTCGAAGCAGGAACTGCAATTCGAAGGAATGTACCTATCCCTGGCCGGAAGCAACTCTCCCTCTTCCTTGGCCAGTAAGGCAATAAAGTACCTGATGCTTGACGAGGTAGACAAGTACCCAGGAGCATCAAGGAAAGAGGCGGATCCCATCTCACTCGCAAGAGAGAGAACCAAAACCTTCCAGAACCGAAAAATATATATGACATCCACACCTACCCTAAAAAGCGGTCATATATGGAAGGCTCTGGAAGCCGCCGATATTGAGAAACACTACTTCGTGCCATGTCCGCACTGCGGGGAATATATCGAGCTGAAGTTCGGTCAGATTAGATTTCCTTCAGGAGAGGATATGAGCAACCAAGATAGAGCCGACCTGGCATCCTATGTCTGCCAAGAGTGCGGGTGCGTGATCACGGATCAGCACAAGGACGAGATGCTCAGATACGGCGAATGGAGGGCGATCAGGAAGAGCACCCGAAATTCAAAGAAGGTAGCATACTGGATCAATACATTGTATTCACCTTTCGTCCGGTTCTCTGAAATCGTGAAAGAGTTCCTGGATAGTAAAGATGATCCGGAAAAGCTACAAAACTTCGTCAATTCATGGCTGGCAGAGCCATGGGAGGATACAAAGCTCAAGACGTCCGCTGACACGGTCATGGAGCGACAAGGCGAACTGCCTGCGCTATCCGTTCCGATGTGGGCTCGCTTCTTAACAGGAGGCGTGGACGTTCAGGAGGCATGTCTATATTGGAGCATTCGAGCATGGGGACCTTATATCACCAGCCAGAACATCGCTCATGGCCAAGCGCTCTCGTTCCAGGAAGTAGAAAGAGTCATGAATCTGGCATACCAAAGAGTGGACGGCGAGCAGATGATTGTCTCCCTGTGCCTGATAGACTCCGGATACGATACCGACAGCACGTATGATTTCTGCGCCAGCAACTCAGACTGGGCAATGCCGGTCAAGGGTTCCAGTAACCCAATGCTCTCGCACTTCAAGTTATCAAAAATCAACAAACCGGATAGCAGAGCGCATGGAATGAACCTCGTGCTTGTAGACGGCGATAAGTACAAAGACATGATAGCCGCCAGGATGATGAAAGAAAATGGCCGTGGATCCTGGATGGTATATAGCGGCTGCGACCAAGAATATGCAGAGCAGGTGACTGCAGAGCATAAGGTCAATATGAAGTCCGGGAACCGGACAATTCAGAAGTGGGTACCAAAAAGAAGCCACATCGATAACCACTACCTCGATACAGAGGTCTACGATATGGCAGCAGCTGATATCCTCGGTGTCAGAATGATCCATCTGGAAGAGGAAGCGCAACCACAAGAGCAGAAGCAGCAGGAGCAATACGCTCCAGAAGAATCATGGATCAGAACAAATGAAAACTGGATTCAGTAAAGGAGGTGGACAATCATGGCGGAAAATCAGTTCACGCCACAGGAGATGCTAAACCAGGTGAACCAAGCAATCTATAACGTCATGATCGGAGGCCAGTCGTACCAGATCGGCTCCCGAAAGCTGACAAGAGCTGACCTGTCCACGCTAAGAGCCATGAAAAAAGAGCTGGAGGCACAAGTGAATGCAGAAGGAACTACAAGCCTTCTGGACAACACATATGTGGCCTTCTTTGATGGGAGGTAGAAAAAGACATGAACTGGCTAGATTCAGCAATCGCCTTTTTCTCACCAGAATGGGGCGCAAGGCGTGCAGCATGGCGTGCCAGCTATGAAGAGTTCCGGCATTACGACGCCGGGGACTATGGGCGCATCAATTCCGGATGGCATGCATCCAATACATCCGGAGAAATGACAGACAGGATGTACAGATCAATCGTGATGGCCAGAGCGAGAGACCTAGAAAGAAACAGCGACATCATGAATTCCGTGGTGGGCGCTTACAAAAGAAATGTAATCGGCCCAGGCTTCCAGCTTCAGGCAAGGACAGGGAGTCAGAAGACAAACAAGGAACTGGAGAAGCTGTGGAAAACGTGGTGCAAAGCAAGAAACTGCGACGTCACAGGAACCCAGAGCCTGAATGAGATTCTAAGAATGGCAGTCGTCAGAAAAAAGGTCGATGGAGGAATCCTATTTGTAAAGAGATATACGAATGAGGGAGTGATCCCATTTCAGCTGCAGATGCTGGAAGTTGACGAGCTGGACAATATGATGATGGCGCCGGCAGGTTCGAAGAACCGAATTGTAGGCGGAATCGAGTATAACCAGTTCAATAAACCGGTGGCTTACTACTTCAGACAGTACGGAATCGACGGGTTCAGCATCGGTGAGACCGTAAAGGTTCCGGCAAAAGACGTGATCTTCTACTTTACGAAAAGAAGACCTTCTCAGATCAGGGAAATGAGTGACATGACGCCAACGGTGACCAGGATCCGAGACACAAACGAATTCATGACCGCCGTATCTGTAAAGGAAAGAATCGCAGCCTGCCTATCCGTATTTATTAAGAAATCCCTCCCACAGGTAGGAATTGGAAGGGCGGGAAGCAATGCAGGCAATGCCGGACAGCACAGCTACGACGGAAAGACTCTTACCCCCGGTATGATTAAGGAATTAAATGCAGGAGATGAGGTTCAGGTGGTCAATCCAACCGGCCAGGCCACAGATGCGACAGCATACACCAAGCTGCAGCAGCGACTCATCGGATCCGGCCAGGGCTTAAGTTACGAAGCCACAAGCCGAGACATGAGCGAGACAAACTACGCATCCGCCCGCCAGGGAATGATAGAGGATGAGATGACTTATGCAGAAGAGGAAGAGGCCATCATGAATATCCTGGATGAAATCTATGAGACATTCGTCATATCCTGCATTCTATCCGGGAAAATAGAAATTAACGACTTCTGGAATAAAAAGGAAAAATACATGGATCATGGCTGGGTGAAGCAGCCTAAAAAATGGATTGATCCTCTCAAGGAATCAAGTGCAACAAAGACTGCACTCAATACTGGCCAGAAGACATACAAGCAGATCGCTGCAGAAGCCGGAAGAGACTGGCGGCAGCAGATCGATGATACTGCAGAAGTTATAGAATACGCTCGTAAGAAGGGCGTAGATATGGAAGGGGTGATCTTCGGTGGAAAGACACAGAAACAGCCAGCGGAGCCAGAAGGCGGAGAAGGAAAGCCTAATCCTTCAGAGGGCGATGGCAAGCCAGGAGAAGACGGCGACACCAAACCGAAAGAAGGAAAAGAATAAAGGCGTCCGTGAAATCGCAGGAGGCTCCATCAGAGCTATGGAAGGCGAGGGGAACGAAAGAAAATTCATTCTTTCATTCTCAAGCGAAGAGCCGTATCAAAGATGGTTCGGTCAGGAAATCCTGGACCACAGCGAAGGCGCAGTGGACTTGGAACGATTAAACAATATCGGATGCGTTCTTTTTAACCACAATCGAGATAAAGTGTGCGGAAAAATCAACCGTGCATGGATTGAAAATAGCAGAGGATGCGCAGAAATCGAATTCGACGACGATGAGAAATCTGACGTTATTTGCAAGAAAGTAGCAAACGGAACACTGAAAGGTGTCTCCGTAGGATACATAGTCGAAAACTGGGAGGAAGTAATGCCAAACAAGCAGTCCGAGGATGGACGCTTCACCGGCCCATGCTCCATAGCAAGGAAGTGGGCGCCTTATGAGGTGAGCATCGTATCGGTACCGGCGGATCCGACAGTCGGTGTCGGGCGTTCAGAAGAAGAGCCTGACACAGAAGATGGATCAGAGCAGGAAAGAGCTGCCAGCATGGACATGTTAGAACGGCAACTTCAAATAAACAAAAACATTATGGAGGTAATGAAATCATGACACTTGAACAGATGATCAGTGAACAGCAGATGTTATTAAACACTGCAAGAACTCAAGGGAGATCACTGACTGCAGAGGAACGCGCGAGATTTGATTCTTTGCAGAGAAGTATCGACGCAGCAAGAGCTGCAGCTGACAGCATGAACGGCAATACATCCGGTCAGCGTCAGAGAGAAGGAGAAACAGGAACTGAAGGTTCAGAAGGAGAAGGCGACGGAGAGTCTGCCCAGCGTGCAATGCAGGCTGAGAGAACAAGAATCCAGGGAATCACAAGCATGTGTAGAGACTTCAACATGGATCCCGCTTCTTACATTGAGAATGGCTCAACAGAAGACCAGGTACGTACTGCCATCTTAGAGAATTTAAGGTCAACAGGCGCACCGGTATCCACAGGAGTTAGAGTCACAGAAACAGCAGAAGACAAATACCGTTCTGCAGCAGTAGATGCGCTCCTGATGAGAGGTGGCGTAGAAGTTGAAAACCCTGCTGATGGAGCAAGAAATCTCATGGGTATGTCCTTAAGAGACATGGCAATCGACTGTCTCAGTCAGGACGGCAAACATGAAGGCCTCAACAGAAGATCAGCAGACGAATTGTATGCGATGCTTCAGAGAGGATTCTACAACCCAACTGCTGCCTTTCCATCAATCCTCGACCAGACAATCGAGAAAGCCTACAGAGAAGGACATAAGAAAGCAGCCGTGACATTTGACAAGTTCACAAAGAAGGGAACACTTACAGACTTTAAGAAACACGACAACTACTATGTAGCTGGCCCTGTCGGTGAATTCTTAGAGGTTCCTGAAGGCGGCGAATTGAAACACGACGTATTCGGAGATGCAAAGCTCCCTACACGTCAGCTGAAAACATACGGCCGTCAGTTCACATTGACACGCCAGGCGTTCATCAATGACGACATCGGCCTTGTCACAAGCGTTCCTGCAAGATATGCAGCAGCAGCTCGTAAGACAATCAACAGCCAGGTATTCGATATCCTGATCGGAAATCCTAAGATTTACGACGGAGTACAGCTTTTCGCTTCAGGACATAAGAACCTGTTAGCTACAGGGACAGGAATCACTCAGGAGGCGGTTCAGACAATGATCATGGCTCTTGGAAACCAGAAGGATCAGTTCGAACAGTCCATCATCATCAGACCAGCCACAATCGTGTGCGCTTCTGGTATGGAGTTCGAAATCTTCACATTGTTCAACAGTCCAACAATCAATACAGCTGGAAATACTCAGGCAGTAAACCCATTGTTCCAGTACCGCAATAGCATCGAAGTCGTAGCAGATCCTACAATCAACGTAAAATGCGGTGGCCTCGGAAAAGTAATGCCATGGTTCATGTTCGGAGATACTGCAGATGCAGAAGGCATCGAAGTAGACTACTTGAACGGACAGGAAGTACCAAACATCCGCCGTATGGAACAGGCTGGACAGTTAGGATTCGTATGGGATATCTATCTCGACTGGGGTATTTCAGTAATGGACTACCGTGGAATCGTTAAGAACCCAGGGGTAGCAGTAGACACTAAGATCAAATTAGCATAAGGAGGCGTAAGACATGGCAGCAGCAAAAGCAAATTACTGGCAGCGTGGAGAAACAATTGATTTCTTCAACAATACAAACGCCAAAATCGAAGCAAATACAGTGGTACTTCTCGGAAAGAGAATCGGCATCGCAGGAACAGACATCCAGGCAAAGGAAGTCGGAACACTTCACATTACTGGCGTTTATAAATTCCCAAAAGCAGCGTCACAGGCTGTAACAGCCGGAGCCCTCGTTTACTGGGATAATTCAGCGAACAACATCACAACTACAGAATCCTCTAATACACTCGCAGGATTCGCCGTAGAAGCTGCAGGTGCGGATGATGCCACGGTAACAGTAAAGATCAATGCGTAAGCTAATCGCAAATACGCAGATCCTGTACATGGATAAGGTGTACGGAATAGGAGACGAACTGCCGACTTCAGATCCAGTCATGCTCCAGGCGTGGCTGGATGCAGAATCAGCAGAGTGGCATGCTGAGAAGCAAAAGAAGAAGGTAGTAAAACCATCCGAACCAGAGCCTCCAGCTCCTGAGACAACCATCACGGGTGCAAAGGCGCAGCCAATGACTGCGGAACCTGGAATGCCAGGAGAATCCATGACAGGGGATCCAGAAGAGCTGATCGGCAAGATTCCAAAAACAGGCAGGAGGAAATAATGACATTCAAAGATCTGATCAAAAAGGACGTGAGCGTAGTCTTCATGAATCCGGACGAGTTCTCCGACCTGCATACCCTCAATGGCGTGCAGGTGTCTGTTCAGATCGATGGAAATGAGCAGATCGAGAGAGAAAAGAGATTCAACCAGAACATGGATGGAATCTACGTGAACCAGAAGCTGATCTATGTATCCGCAGAGGACTACAAGAAAGCCCCTGGAAGAACCGGACTGCCGAAGCAAGGAAGCGCAATCACGCTCGATGCAAAAGTATATCGGGTAGTAGATGCCATCGACGAAGGTGGCGTGTATTCAATTACACTGGAGGCGAACAAGGCATGATAGTGGTAGAGGTCAATAAAGAAGACCTCCGAAGAGTGCAAACCGCTCTCGGAAAGATAGGAAAGGATGCTCCGAAGGTGATCTGCAGGGCGATCAATAAGACCGCCTCTAAATCGAAGACATCCCTGGCCGAGAAAGCACGGTCGGTATATACGGTTAAAAGCGGAAAGTTCAAAAGCAATATGAACATAAAGCGTGCGACCTACAGCCGACTGGAAGCCGAGGTTCTGGCACATGGCAAGCCGCTCAGCATCACATCATTCAAGACCACAGCACCAAAGAGCGGAGCGAAAGCCAATATCGTAAAAGGGAACGGTCTGAAAGTCCTGGACCTTGGGGGAATTAAAGCCTTCAAAGGCAGAGGAAAGCTGAATGGACAGATATACCAAAGACGTGGGAAATCCAGATTTCCAATTAAGAAGCTGAGTTCTAACTCAGTGCCGATCATGATCGGTAACGAGAAGGTATATGGCCAGATAAAGCCTCAGATCGAATCAGACCTTCAGAAGAACATCGAAGCCCAGATCAAGTTCTTATTATCATCAGCGGGGTAAAAAGACATGACAAAAAAAGAATTCTTGGATGCCTTGGCAGAGGATATCAAACACTCTCTCAGGGACGTCTATACGAAGACCATCACCGGCCAGGATGCACCGGTAGCAGTTTATAAAAACAGGTTGCCGATCGTGACCGAGGATGAGGACGATGAGTCGAAATTCTTCCCATACGCAGTCGTCAGACTTTCCGAATCATCAACAGACGAGGGAAAGCCATGGCTGCAGAAAGTCTATATCCTGCTTGGGGTATATGACGACGACATCATGGGAGGCGGGTACATGCATATCCTGACCATGATCGAAAGGATCACAAACAGATTCTTGAAGGAACCGCTTCTGGATCACAAGTACAGAGCGGAACCACTGATCAGTTCAGACATCCAGGATGAGGATACCTACCCGTATTACTTCGGAGCAATAGAAATGAGTTTCAATTTACCAAAAATCGAAAGGAGAGACGAATTCTCGTGAGTGAGGTAAAAAGACCGCAGAAGGAAGCGAAAGCTCCTGCTGCAGAACCAAAAAGAAAAGAGGCGCCAAAGGCACCGATGATGTACGTCGGCCCTACAATTCATGGCGTAGCTATTCAGAACACAGTCTATACCAAGAAACCGGATGCGCTCGAAGAAGCACAGAAGGAGTGCCCTGAATTCGGAAACCTCTTCCTTCCAATAGCACAGTGCGCTATGGCGGAGAGAATGATCCGAATGAAGAGCGGGTATGTTTTCGAGGCGTATAAAAAAGCCTTGGAATATAAAGAAGCGAAAAAAGAAGGAGGAACAATCTAAATGAGCAAGCATGGAATTTTTATTCATGAAGAAGGCACGGCCCTCGCCGCTCCGATCTCTGGAAACTGTGCAGTCCAGGTAGTAATCGGAACAGCACCAGTAAACATGGCTGCCAATCCAGCAGAAGTGGTTAACAAACCAATCCTCGCAAATTCAGCACAGGAAGCAATGGCCGCACTTGGTTATTGTACAGATTTCAAAAACTACACACTTTGCCAGTCAATGTATGTGACCGGAAATATCTATCAGATTTCACCGGTAGTTTACATCAACGTTCTTGATCCAGCGAAACACAAGAAGAACCTGGAGAAACAGACAGTTCAGGTAAACCAGATGCAGGCAGTAGTTAAAAAATCCGGAATCCTGAAAGAAGGACTTACAGTCACAGGACCATCCGCTTCACCATCTCTTGAGAATGGAACAGACTATACTCTTTCATTCGACACAGAAGGAAACCTCGTGATCACATTGATCGCAGGAAAAAAAGGAAACGACCTTACAAGCCTGGAAGTAACAGGAAATATCCTGGATCCTTCTATGGTGAAGGCTACAGATATCGTTGGAGCCGTGGATCCATCCACAGGAGCAGAGACAGGAGCACAGCTGATCAGAGCCGTATATCCTAGCATCGGCATCGTTCCAGGCCTCATTCTTGCACCAGGCTGGTCACAGACACCAGAGGTCGGAATCGCCCTCGCTGCAAAAGCGGCAAACATCAATGGTGTATTCAAAGCAATGGCTCTCCTTGATTTGGATACAGCGAAAGCTAAAAAGTACACTGACTGCAAAAAGGTAAAAGAAGACAGCGGATACACTTCTGCGTTCTGTACAGTTTTGTGGCCATGCGACAAGGTAGGAGAAATGGTCATCGCTAAATCTGCAGTAGTAGCCGCTATGATGGCTTACCAGGATTCAGCAAACGGAGACGTTCCGAACCTCTCCCCATCTAACAAGATGCTCGGAGTAACAGGACAGTGCCTTGCTGATGGAACAGAGGTATGCATCGACCAGGATCAGGCATCTACAGTCAATACATACGGAGTGGTTACTGCCACAAACGTAAACGGATGGAGATGCTGGGGTAACTACACTGGAGCATATCCAGGAAGCAATGATGCGAAAGATATCTGGATCCCAGTACGTCGTATGTTCAACTGGCATGGAAACACATTCATCCAGACATACTTCAACAAAGTAGATGATCCAATGAACCAGGTTCTTATCGAATCCATCGTGGATTCAGAAAACATCCGTTGTGCAGCGTACGCACCGGATAAATGGGCCGGAGCTTCTATCGAGTATAGAAAAGCGGACAACCCAACAACAGATATCCTGGCCGGAAAGATGACCTTCAGACAGAAGATCGCACCATACACACCAGCCCAGGAGATCAACAACACATTAAGCTACGATACAGACTTACTGGCTAGCGTATTAGGAGGTGGAGAATAATGATCATTCCAGAGGTAATCAATAATTACAACATTTATGATGACAAAGCAAGAAAAATGATCGGAATCTCCGGAGAAGTTGAGCTTCCAGAGCTTGAGGCAATCACAGATACAGTGGAAGCCGCAGGAATCCTCGGAGAAGTAGAGGATCCCGTAACTGGACAGTTCGCATCTGCGAAAATCAAGATTCCATTCAGCAACCTGTATGAGGATATCTTCAATTTAATGGATACAACAAACCCTCCACAGTTAACACTTAGAGGCTCCATGCAGGTTATGAACTCCGCAACAGGCGGAACAGACTACGTTCCTGTAAAAATCGTAGTCAGAGGAAAAGCCACAACTTCAAGCCTTGGAAAAGTTGTAAAAGGCAAGAAGGGCGAACCAGAGATCGAATTAGAGATTCTCTATTTGAAAGTTATGATCAACAACAAGACAACACTGGAACTCGACAAGTTGAATTCCGTATTCGCAGTAAACGGAAAAGACATGCTCGCCAAAGTAAGAAGCCAGTGTTAATAAGGAGGAAACGTGATGAGCGAAAAGAATAAAACCGAAATCGTAAACATTGACAGCGCAGCAAAGGTGGAAGTAGAGAACAAAAGTATCGTGAAACTTACTAAAACCTACCAGTTCGAAGGAGAGACAATCTCAGAGATCGATATGTCCGGTCTTGAGAATCTGACAGCCAACGACATGATCAAGGCGAACAAAGTCCTTCAGGCAGCTGGAACAGTCACAGTGATGCCAGAGACAAACCTGGAATATGCATTGATCGTCGCAGCAAGTGCAACCGGACGACCGGTTGAGTTCTTCAGGGGATTGGTGCCTCGTGATGCAATGAAGATCAAGAATGCAGTGACATCTTTTTTCTTCGGAGAGGAATAAATCCACACGACTTGTCCGACCTTCGTAAAGTATGCCTAGTCTTGTCCATGAATTTACAGACAGGCCTGGATTTTTTTCTCGGCCTGTCACTTTTTGAATTATTGGACCTGTGCGAGGACCTGAAGGAGGTTAGTAAGAAGACAAAATGAGCGACTATAAGATAGCAATCAAAATCGCCGGACAATTAGAAAAATCATTTTCGTCATCCATACGAGAAGTGCAGAAAACCCTAAATACCATGGGGGACTCATTCACGAAAACAGGCAAGATGCTGACAGCAGGAGTGACAATGCCTCTCGTAGCTCTTGGAGCAAAATCTGTTCAGGAATTCGGTAGCGTTGATAAAGCGCTAAAATTAGTGCAGGCAACCATGGGATCATCAGCAGAGGAAGCAGCAAAGCTGGAAGATGCAGTTAAGCAGGCGGCAGCAAGCTCCGTATTCGGAATGCAGGATGCAGCTGACGCCACGCTGAACTTTGCAAGACAAGGTTTCAATGCAGCAGAAGCGGCAGACATGCTAACACCGGCACTGAACCTGGCGGCAGGAACGGCCACAGACCTCTCAGAAGTAACCGGGGGACTTGGAAACGCCCTGAAAATGTTCGGTAAGGATTCGACATACGCATCCACGGCAGCTGATATTTTATCGAAAGCCCAGGCACAAGCAAATACCACCGTCACGGATTTATTCGAATCCATGGCCATAGCCGGTCCGATCTGTAAGTCAGTTGGATGGGAAATGACAGACCTGGCCGCAATCACTGACATATTCGGAGATGCCGGAATATCCGGAGCCGAAGGAGCTACAGCCTTAAAGACCGGACTGGCCAGAATGGCAGCACCGGCCAAGGATGGAGCGGTGTGGATGGAAAAGCTGGGGCTGGAAATCTTCAATACGGACGGAACCATGAAATCCATGGTGGACGTTCAGAAGCAGCTGCATGATTCCTTCGCAGGACTTAACAGTGAGCAGAAGTTGGCGGCAGCGTCAGCGATCTTCGGAAAGAACCAGATGGCCAAGTGGCTCACGCTGATCGATGCAGCACCAGAGCAGGTGCAGAAATATGCATCAGCCCTGGAAGAATGTACTGGAACGTCCCAGAAGATGGCAGATGCCCTTCTATCCGGAATGGGTGGATCGCTGGAAAAACTAGCCTCTTCCTTCGACGTATTCAAATACAATCTAGGATCCATCGCAAGTGAATATCTGAAACCAATCGTCGACGATATCACGAAAGCAATTGATGCATTCAACAACATGGATCCAGCCATGCAGAAGAACATTGTAAAATGGATCGCAATCGCAGCAGTGATAGGACCGGCGCTCCTTGTTCTTGGTAAGATTTTCAAAATCGCAGGTTCTGTAGTTGGCATATTCGGAAAGCTCGGAAGAGCAGCCGGTGCCCTTGGAAAAGGCGTGAAGAAAACAGTAGATCCGGTAGGACAGAGTGCATCCGTTATGTCTGCAGCAGCAAAGAACGCTCTCGGATTCGGTGTAGGATTCGCAGCAGCAGCGGCAGGCGTATGGGTATTAGTTCAGGCAGCAAAAGAAATCGTTCAGGCAGGACCAGAAGTCCAGTCGGCGCTCATACTCATGGGAGCCGGAATTATTGGAATGATGGCAATCGCTGCACAGCTCGCACCAAAACTACAGTCCGGAACGACAGGCCTCCTAGCCTTCGGTGGAGCAATCCTCATGGCAAGTGCAGGAATGTCTATGATGGCATTCGCAGCAAGTCAAATGGCATCTGCGGGACCAATGGCGCTAGCCGGTCTCGCACTCATGGAAGGTGGCATGGCCGGACTCTTAGCAATCGCCGGAGCATTCGGACCAGCCCTCGCAGGAAGTGCAGCAGGCCTCCTGGCCTTCGGTGGCGCAGTCTTAATGGCTAGTGCTGGAATGAGCTTGATGGCATTCGCAGCTACACAGCTGGCCGCAGCTGGACCGCTGGCCGTCGGGGCAATGGCCCTCATGACCGCAGGAATGGCTGGGCTCTTAGCAATTGCAGGAGCTCTTGGCCCAGGACTTACTGCAGGAGCCGTAGGGCTGGTAGCATTTGGAGCGGCACTGATCCTGGCATCAACAGGCTGCCTGATCATGGTTCAGGCAGCTACACAGCTGGCCGCAGCCGGACCATCAGCCGGAATCGCAATGGCAGCAATGGCAGTCGGAGTCGTGGCTCTTGGAGCAGCGGCGGGCGCACTTGCACCACTCCTTCTGGCAGGAGCTGCAGCGTTGGCAGCCATGGGCGCAGCCCTGGCAGTAATCGCAGGAGCAGCCATGATAGGAGCCGTATCCCTTCAGCTAATATCTGCAGCATTGCCTATGCTTGCAGCTTCAGGATCAGCCGGAGCAGCGGCGCTCTTACAGTTAGGAGCTGGACTCACAGCCTTCGGAGCCTTAGCTGCAGCAAGCGCAGCCGGAACCGCAGTTGCAGCGGCAGCAATGACTGCCCTGGCAGCGGCAGCCCTGGCCACATCAGCCGGATTGATAGCTGCAGGAGCCGGAGCAGCAATCCTGGCGGCCGCAGTGATCGCAATCTCCGCCGGAGCGACAGCAGGCATGGCAGCCTTCATGATGCTTAGCATGATGGTTACAATGTTCGGGGCGGCAGCAACCGGAGCCACAGCGCCGATCTTAGTCCTTACAGCGGCAATGCTTCCATTCACAGCCGCATCCGTGGCAATGGCGGCATCAGCTACGGCAGGAGGCGCAGCCCTTCTGTTATTCGCAGCAGGAGCCCTGGCCGCATCAGCGGGAATGATACCTCTTTCAGCAGCAACGGTCGCAACGGCCGCAGCCATCGAGGTAATATCCGCAGGAGCAAAGGGAGCTGGAACTGCCCTGAAGTCTATGGCAAAGGGAGCAACAGGTACTGCAGCCAAGATGGCAATCATAGCCGCAGGAGCTGCACCACTTGCCGCAGCCCTCGTACCGCTTGCAGCGGCAGCAGTAGCGGCGGCAGCCGGACTTACAGCAGTGGGTGTTGGAGCAGCGGCAGCGGCGGCAGCAATCATGCTACTGGCAACCGGAATCACAATGACGGCCGCAGGACTTACGATGCTAAATGCAGCACTGGTGGCCTTTAAGGCCGGGGCGGCGGGAATCACAGCCGTAGCCGGAACGACAGCGGCGGCATTCACAACAATGTCTGCAGCAGTTCTACCATTCACGGTGGCAATCACAGCAGTAGCTGGACCACTGATGATGGCTTCAGGAGCTATGATCGCATTCGCAGGAGGCATCACGGTAGCAGCTGGATCCGTTACAGTTCTGTCAGCAGGGCTCGTAACATCAGTGGGAGCTCTCAGTCAGATGGGGCCTGCTGCCAACGCAGCCATGAATATGGTAGTCGTAGCAGTCAGAACCAGCATGGCGCAGTCCACAGCGGCTACAACGGCCGGAATGGCCCAGATGAGAGCTGCAATCGTAGCTGGAATGGCGCAGTCCACAGCAGCAACGACAGCAGGGATGCAGCAGTCCTCCAACGCAGTACGAAGTGGAATGACATTGATCCTTTCAGTCACAAAGACTGGCATGAATCAATTCGTAAACACCGGAAGAACAAGCATGACAATGTTCGTGACTGCAGTGAGAACCGGAGGAACCCAGGCAGTATCTAGCGCTAGAAGCACTGCAACAGGAATCCATTCAGCAATAGCATCTGTAAGCCTATACAGTGCAGGCACTAACATGATGAGCGGCCTGATCAATGGTATGAACGCAATGAGAGGCTCAGTAATGGCCACAGCAAGTAGCATCGCAAGATCAGCATCCAACGCCATCAACAGCGCCCTCAGAATTCACTCTCCGTCGAGAGTAACTACCGAATCCGGTCAATTCACCGGCCAAGGTCTTGTAGTCGGTATGAAGAACACGCTCGGAGCTATTAAGGGCGCCGGAGCAGCCCTCGGAAATGCCGCACAGGCCGGATTGAATAGAAACCTGGCAGATGAGCAGGCGCACATTCAGAAAAGCGTATCAGCCGATCCGGAAGGCAGCCATATCCGAAACGTGGAAGTTCCTCAATTCAAATCGAGAACGTCTGTCCTCGGAGAAACTATCCAGAGCAATAACGGAAGCCCTAGCAAGAAGGACAATCCTGACAAACAGGACGGTACAACATTCGTGTTCAGTCCAACGTATCACTTTGAAGGAGAAGCTCCAGACAAGAAAGATATCGTGGATGCGAACCGCATGAGCCAGAAGGAATTCGAGCGGATGATGAAAGAATATATCAGGAACAAAGGCAGACTATCGTTTGCATAAGGAGGTAGAGAATGAGCAAGACATATACCACGATCCAGGGAGACACATGGGACCTGATCGCATATAAGCTCTATGGTTCAGAAAAATATATGAAAAATCTCATTGAAGCCAACTGGCCGCTGCTGGAGGTTCTGGTCTTCTCGTCGGGTACCGTGATAAACGTGCCCGACATTCCAGAAGACAGCGACGAAGACGCGCCATTCTGGAGAAGTAACAATGACAATAGCAGTTTAATCTATGACTACGTGGAAGGTGATGAGTAATGGCGAACGCAAGACGTGCCCTGCCATCCGTGAAGTTTAACGGAAAGAACGTGAACACTTCCCTGGGGCCGTACCTAAAAAGCATCGAATATACAGATGTAGCCTGCGGATCCAGTGATTCACTAACGCTAAACCTTCAGAACGTAGACATGAAGTGGCTGAACGGATGGTATCCGAATAAAGGCGATAAGGTAGAGGCGTCTATCCAGTTTAGGGACTGGACAGCACCAGGAAAGCATTTCTCGAACAACTGTGGAGACTTCGTGATGGACACGATCGGATTCACAGGAGGACCTCTGGAGGCATCCTTCGGAGCCTTGGCGATTCCAGCAAGCGAATCCTTTAAGGAAACAGCGAGAACAAAGACCTGGAAAAGTGTCACGATCAAGCAGATCGGCGCTGAGATTGCAAAGAAATACGGTCTCGGTTTTGCATACGACGCATCAAATATCAAGATCGCAAAAATAGAACAGTCCGAAAAGACTGACTCAGCATTCCTGTATGACGTGGCCAGCAGTTACGGCCTGGCAATGAAAGTGTACCGGTCGAAGATCATCATATTCGACAAGGGAAAATATGAGAAGAAGAACCCGGTAACAAAAATTACCAGAGCGGACTTCGTGGACGACGACTGGGATTTTAAAGACACGCTGGTCGGAACCTACACAGGAGCCAGGACCTCATACAAGAATGGAAATAATAACAAAGAGATCAGTACCTTCATAGGACTGATCAAAGAAAATGCAAAAGGCAGCCGAGTGCTAAGAATCAATGAGCAGTCAGAAGACATCAATGAAGCAAAGTACAAGGCCGCTGCAAAAGTAAACGAATCAAATGAAAAGGCGACCACAATCAGCGGCACCATCTGGGCAAATCCTAAAGTGGTATCAGGAGTGACCGTCACGTTGGAAGGTCTCGGAAAAGCAAATGGAAAATACTACGTGGACAAAGTCACCACTACAGTTTCAGACAGCGGCACCACGCAGGATATCGAGATGCACAAGTGTCAGACAAGACTGGTACACGTTCCAGCCCCACCAGCACCAACACCAACGAAGCCAGCGCAGAAAAAGAAGAACTACAAGGTAGGAGATATCGTAAACTTCCATGGCGGTACACATTACGTCTCATCCTATCCAGGAGCAAGAGGATACAGAGTCAGAGGCGGACCTGCAAAGATCACAATCGCAAACGGATCCGGAAAAGCTCATCCATGGCACCTGGTCACAACGAACTGGAGCAAGACACATGTGTATGGATGGGTAGATGAGGGTACATTTGATTAGTTGGAAAGGAGAAGAGATGGCAGAGAAGCTAATCCGAATCGGTAAGATTTCAAAAATTGACTATGAAACCGGGATGGCAGAAGTAACCTACCCGGACATGGACAATTCAGTCACCGCACTCTTCCCGATTGTAAATTTAAACGAAGAATACAAGATGCCGGAAATCGGTGAGGAAGTCCTCGTCCTCCACCTCTCAAATGGAGCCGCTAGCGGCCTCATTCTCGGCCCATTTTGGAACGAGGCGAATAAACCTGCGGTCAATGGGAAAAACGTCTTTAGGAAGGAATTCTCAAAGAGCCAAGGCACAGCCTACATCCAGTACAAAGATGGAACCGTAGAACTTCGAGGACCGGCTATCAGACATGTATGCAATTCAGGATCCTACACAGCAGCGCAGGTTCTGAAGTTATTCGAAAGAGTTAGTACGCTGGAGAAGAACTATGGAGTCCTTGCGAAAAGAGTGGAAGCCCTGGAAGCAAAAGTATAAGGCGGTAAGCGTATGGCTCAAATTGGAAACTTTGGAAGCATGATCACATTTGAGGTCAGTGCAAATCGTATGCTACCACTCACGGATATGAAGAGGACCGTATCCGGGAGATGGAAGAAACACAACATTATAGGCAGCTCTCCACGTTCTGAATTCCAGGGAGCGGATACCGATGAAACTACGGTCACCATAATCCTATCTGCAGAGCATGGAATCCGGCCAAGACAGATGATAGAGAGACTGGAAGCAGCAGCTAAATCTGGATTAGTTGATTATCTAGTAATCGGCGGCAGAAGAATCGGGAACAGCAAGGTCTACATATCGAGCATGAGCGAAGAATGGGATTGTATCTGGAACCGAGGGGAGCTCGTAAAAGCAACAATCAATATCACATTTTCAGAATACACGTAAGGAGGAAAAGCCATGAAAGAGATAGATAATATCGAAATCAGATCAACCGCAGGACTTCCGGACGTGGAACGCTATGACGCCCAGCTAAAAGCACTCATCCTAACTGCAGAGGGAACGCTGCCAGGGAGTCGAGGCTTCGGGCTAGAAGCAGGAATCCTAGACTTAGGAACCACCCAGTCCGTAAACCTTATGACATTGGACATATCAGAGAAAGTGGACAAGTACATCCCGGCAATATCGGTGGCCGATGTGGAGAGAAGCTCAGACGACAAGGGCGTCGTAAAAACCAGAATACACATAGAAAGGAGGGTATAAAACATGATAGATGAAATTCTAAACCTTCCAGACGTCAGCTTCATTGACGACAAGCAGCTGGAGCAGGTACAGGCAGAGATGATCAGAGACTATCAGAACCGGTATGCTGAGATCACAGGCAAAGAAATCGTTCTCGATAGAGCGGATCCGATCTCACTAATTCTGTATGCGCTAGGGGTTCAAGTATTCCAGTCCATGCTCTATGTGGACAAGACAGGAAAGCAGGACCTTCTGAAATACAGCTACGGCCCGTTTCTGGACAACCTGGCAGCCATGAAGGGAATCACAAGAGAACAAGCGAAACCAGCGAGAGCCATGGTACGCTTCACCCTTTCAGGAATCCGTCCTGATATCGTAGAGATTCCGGTAGGCACAAGAGTCACTAACGGTGACGTTTACTTCCAGACAGAGGCCTATGCAGCTATTCAGGCAGGACAGACGCAAGTCGACGTTCCCTGCACCTGTATGAACTCAGGAACCCAGGGAAACGACCTCGGAGTAGGAGAAATCAATGTCCTTGTTGATCCGGTCCCTTACGTGGCAAAGGTATCCAATACAGAACCTACGACAGGAGGAACAAACATTGAGGACGACGATACGCTAAAAGATAGAATCTATATCGCCCCTTCTAAGTATTCCGTGGCAGGACCGGAGGATTCATACCGATACTGGGCGAGAACCTATAACGCAAATATCACAGATGTGCTGATATTCAGCGACAACCCTGTTGATGTAACAATCGAATTCATCATGAAAGATGGAGAACTCCCATCAGAAAGTATGGTAAGGGGACTGCAGACCTACCTCGCTAATGAGCAGATCAGACCGCTCACAGACAAGGTTACAGTAAAAGCTCCAGACACCGTCGATTATAAAATCAACGTGAAGTATTTCGTAAATAAGAGCGACCTGAAGAAGGTAGACACGATCAAAGCAGCCGTAGAAAAGGCAGTAAACGACTACGTGATATGGCAGAGAAGCAAGATCGGTCGAGACATCAACCCATCACAGCTCATTCAGATGATTGTGGCTGCAGGGGCAAAGAGGGCAGAGGTTACGCTTCCAGTATTCCAGGTTATCGGGAAAGCAAATGTGGCTAAACTTTCTAATAAAGTAGTGACCTACGGAGGCTTAGAAGATGATTAAATTCACCGAAGGCGGTCTCGTTGATATCTGGCCAGACAAGGAATCGCCACAGATCCAGGCTTTAAGTTATGCCATGCAGCGAGCCCTCCAAAGAGTCAAGGCATACGCAGATCAGGCCATGTGCTACAGCGACGTGGATAATCTTCCAGAAGACATCCTGGACTACTTCGCAGTAGAAATGAGAGCCATGTACTACGAACAGAACCTCCCGCTGAAGCAGAAAAGGGAGATTGTAAAGAACACTCTGAAATGGTACACCTACGCAGGAACGCCGGCAACGGTAGCAGATATGGTGGCCGTAATCTTCGGAGAAGGAAAGGTAGTGGAATGGTTCAACTACACGGATCCACCGTATACACCGGGAACCTTCGACATCATCACATCGGCAAGGCTTACACCAGACATCCTGGAGAAGCTGGAATCCATGATCGAGATGGCGAAGAACGTCCGCTCACATATCCGAGGTGTCGTAATCATTCGAGACGTGCACTCAGATGCGCACATGGCCATCCACCAGGTATGCGTCCAGGAATGCACTGTCCTGAACATCGTAAGAGAAGACAAGGAAAGTGGACAGAACCTCTACGCAGCTTCACTTGTAAGTACCACAAGAGAATACCAGATTCACAATCACATCCAGCAGGACGCAGGAATCGAGTCTGAGAACACACTGGTAGCGTATGGATCCGTCACAGACAATACGTCTTGTGTAACAAATGAGATGAGAGATGCTGCAGCAGCACATAGTGCAGCCACCATCGCCCAGATCGGCAATGTTTACAACACAACTTCATTCATTAAGGAGGAAAAGAAATAATGCTTATTTGGAATCCAAGCAAACTGACAAACAAAGGTAAAGCCCTTCTGGCAAAAGCCCAGGCAGGAAAAGCCACAATCGAAATTACAAAAGCGCAGACAGGATCCGGAACTCACTCCGGTAATCTGGAAACACTGACAGCCCTGAAGGAGGTAAAGCAGACATTCCCTATTTCAGGAAAAGAAATCACAAATGAGAACACGGTCGTGATTAAAGTTGCAATCACGAACAAAGGCTCAGACTTCACACTGAATGCCGGATATGAAATCCGTGAGTTTGGTATTTTTGCAAAAGATCCGGATGTGGGAGAAATCCTCTATTCCGTAGCAACAGCATCTACAAGCGACTACATGCCAGCCTATAACAACGTGATCCCTTCTGTGATCAACATGAGTTATTACCTGGAGGTAGCAAATGCGGCGAACGTAACCATCAACAGTGCAGGAGCTCTCGCTCTTCAGGCAGACCTGGAGGAGTTAGCGGCAAGAGTGACACGCATCGAACAGAGCAAAGCGAAACTGCTCGGAGCAAGACGCAAGTGCAGCTCTTCATCTACTACATGGGAGCGCTTCGGAGATTCCGTGGGCATGACATGCTTGGCAGCAGTTGGAAACGGAAACGTTCAGAACGACATGATGGCAGAGTACCCATTCAACTCCATGAGACCGTGCAACCTTGCGAAAGACGTAACAGTAAACGCATACCTGGGAGATCCAGCGTTCCAGTGGGACGGATCTAACGGAGACGTTATGCTGGAGGTTCCAATGTGCTACACAGGCCGTTGGTTTGAAACAGACAGCAACGGTGTGAAATGGGAGTACAGAGCAGTAAGCTCCGCACCAATCGACCACTTGCACCTGGATCACGCCTTCACGGACGGAACAAACAGAAAGATCAGCGAGAAGATTTATATCCCAATCTTCAACGGTTCAGCTTCTTCAGATGAATTGGAGCTGGAAAGTAAAGCGAACGCATTCCCAGTTCATAACAAGACAAGGGATCAGTTCAGACAGCTGGCCAAGAAAAAGGGTGTGAACTGGTACTTGGATGATGTATGGGCAATGCACCTCCTGGATACATTCTTCATCGTAATGTTTGCAGGAACGAACGCTCAGAGTATCCTTGGAGCCGGACTGACAGAGTTGCCAGTAAGTGAGGCAGATGGAAAAGCCATGAAGGAAAGAACAGGGAATTATATCACTGTCAAAAAAGCGTACGGCGACAGATTCAAGCCAGGAATGGCTATTGGAATTGCATTGAACAACCCATGGGGAACAAGCCTCGTGATTGACCGCCTCGTAACAAAGGTACAGGCATCCGTAGAGCTTCCTGAAGCAACAGACGTCTACTTCGACGGAGAGCAGGCAGCAATCACAACAAACCATGTTCTCTTCGCCTGCTGCCAGAAGACAGGATCCACAATTCAGATGGCATCACCGAATGGCCGTGCTTCTGAAGACAGACTCTCAGCGGTAAGATTCTTGTGGATTGAAGACTGGTACGGAAACGGCTGGCAGTTCAGAGATGGCGATAATATTAAAAACTGGCAGCACTACTACTGCAACACAAGAGCAGCCTATGCTGACAAGAAACACGATCAGGAATACTTTAAGGTAGGATATGAAGCCGCACATACAAATGGATATGTGAAGGAATTGGGATATGATCCTGAGTGGCCGGAGATTGAAATTTGTACAGATGCGACAGGAAGCAGCAATACATACTTCCCTGACTACTATACACAAGCCGAAGGCGGAGAAGTGGTCTTCTCTGGCGGTCACGTTAGCTACGGCACTTCTGCTGGCCCGTTCTACCGTAACTGCAGCTACGGTGTTGGGACTTCGAACTGGTACTGCCTCGGTCGCCCTCAAGCAAGAAAATAACCATTTCAAGGGGGACCGGGGGATCTCTCCCCCGCATACCTTCCTGGCAAAGGAACCGAACAACATCATGCCGGGAAGCGCCCTCTGAAATATGATAAGCAACCCGATAACAATAAATGGGGGTAAGGATACGTGCGACCGGTGGTCATCTCTGGCGGTAACGTTAACAACGGCACTAATGCTGGCCCGTTCTACCGTAACTGCAACAACGGTGTTGGGAATTCGAACTGGAACTACCTCGGTCGCCCACTTTGTTAATTTATCTCACTATTGGCATTTTTCCAAATATTGAATATAAAAATGCCGTACCCTTACTCGTGGCCGCAAGGCCCAGCCTGGGAACCCCAGGCGCCACACCGCTCGGTGAAAATTGGCCGTAAATGGCACCGGCAAGTAGCACGATCGAAAGTCGGTGAGGCTAACAAAGAGATAAGGAATACCATGGAACCAATTGTTTATACAAAAAGAATCGGTCGCCTTTTCGAGAAGGTCACTGATTTAGAAAATATCAAGACAGCAATCAAGAACGCATCCAAAAGAAAAACGAACCGGTCATCTGTGCAAAGAGTCCTGGCAGACATTGATGGCCACGCCTTAAAGATTCAGAGAATGCTGCTAGAGGAAACCTTCGTGCCAAAACCGTACACAATCAGAGAGATCAACGATGGAATCAAGCGAAAGAAAAGAATCATAGCAGTTCCGAGATTCTATCCTGACCAGTGCATACATCATGCATTCGTTCAGGTTTTCAAAGAAGTCGTTATGCATAGCGCATACGAGTACAGCTGCGGATGCGTGCCAGGAAAAGGAACCGACGGAGCAAAGAAGGCCATCGAAAAATGGATCAAGAACGATCCAGCAGGCACAAGCAAGGTCCTGAAGCTCGATGTAAAGAAATGCTATCCGTCCATGAGCCATGAGGTACTGAGGCAGAAGCTCCGGAAAAGAATCAAGGATCGTAGGTTTTTAAAACTTGCAGATATCCTGATCTGTAGCTTCCAGCAGCCAATGGCCACAGGAGAGCGGATGCTCCCGGAGGCAGATGCGGTAGGGATTCCAGTAGGGCTCTACACATCCCCATGGTTCTGCAACTTTTTCTTTCAGGACATCGACCACCTCATCAGGAGAGTATGCGGAGTAAGGCATTCCACACGCTACGTCGATGATATGGTCTTGTTCGATACATCAAAGAAGAGATTGCACCAAGCTCTGCGGATCATTTCAAAAGAGCTGGAGAAGGTAAGAATGAGAGTAAAGGAGAACTGGCAGGTGTTCCACCTACGCATACGTCCACTGGACTTCTTAGGTTTTAAATTCCATCATGGATACACAACCATCCGAAAGTCCATCATGCTCCGGATATCTCGGAAGGCGAGAACCGTGTCCAAGAAGCCGTATATCTCGATAACCAACGCCAGCGGAATGGTCAGCTACATGGGATATGTTCAGAATTCAGATTCGAGGCAATTCTATGAGAAGTATGTGCAGCCCTTCGTAAACATCAAGAAACTGAAAGGAGTAATAAGCAATGAAAACAGAAAGCACAATCAAGCCATCTGTACAGTTCGAAATTGAGGCCTTCCCAGAAAGAGAAGGCGTGGAATGCACAGTCGTACTCTACGACAACGTGCAGGGACCATTTGAGAAGCCATCCATCCAGGAAGGAGCTGCTGCAGAGCAGTATTACACTTATGATCGCTACGAGACAAAAACAACGTTCCATAGTGGCCTTAAGGACAACGTGAAAGCAAGCGTATCCCTCTGGATCGAGCAGGCCAAAAAGGATGAATCCGCCCAGGAGCAGCCTACAGAAATGGAAGTATTGAAGAAAGAGGTCGCTACACTCAGAAAAGAGAACAAGGACTTGAATGCAGTCGTTGACGAATTGATCGTTGCAAGTTTTGGAGGTGACGCAATTGTATAGCAGATTAAAAAGACTTTATCACGCCGGCCGTTTAACAGACGAAGCGCTGGCAACTGCAGTTACAAGAGAATGGATCACAGAAGATGAAAAACAGGAAATCATCAGAACGAAACCAGCAGCCTAATCACTTCAGATGCAGCCATCGCAGCGGCGTGGTCTGCAGAATGAATCTGAAGAAATGCACCGGCAAGACTTGTACCAGATATGGAACGTGCGGCGAATGCGAGCATTACTACATACCTCCAGGACAGGATCCGTGCCGGAGTTGCCGCTGGAATACACAATAAGAGAGGAAGAACACTGAGATGGATAAGTTCATAGACGTGTTCGGAGATGTCACAGTAAGCAGAGCAGCGGTGGTCATAGCCGCCCTGCTCTTCCTGGTTGGATGCTACCGGAAGATATCAAAGTATTTCGGGCAGAAGGCAGTAAATGACTACAAGCAAAACGAGCAGATCCAGGAAGTCATAGATCAGTCAAAGCACTACCCAGAGTGGAGACAGCAGAGCATAGACGTCCAGGTAAAGCTAACCGACCAGATCGAAACTATCATCGGGAAAATGGAAGGGCTGGAAAAAGCAAATGGAGAAGGCATGGCCTACACATGGAGATACCGGATCCTTCGATTCAATGATGAGGTGAGACAGGGAACAAGACATACAGAAGAACATTTTAATCAAATTTTGGAAGATATAACCAAGTACAATCGCTACTGCGGAGAACATAAAGATTTTCCGAATGACAAGGCGGTGCTGGCAATTAAGAATATCAAAGACGTTTACGATAAGTGCGTCGAGGAAAACGATTTCTTATAGCATGCAATGTATTTCGGGAGGCGGACATGACGTGTCCGTTTCCCACTCAAAAAAGGAGGAAACACACATGAACGCTGAAATTTTAATACAGTATGTAACCTATGCCTTAGTGGCAATCGGAGTCCTGGCCTTTCTGGTCAGCGCAATCACCCAGGTGATCAAGGAGATGCCTGGTCTTAAAAACATTCAGACAAATGCAGTCGCACTCGTGATCGCATTGATCCTCTGCCCTGTGGCAGTCGTGATTCTTTGCATTTACATGAAAGTGCAGCTCGTCTGGTACTACTTCGTCGGAGCAGTAGTCGCAGCATTTCTGGTATATTTAGTGGCAACCGGAGGCTGGGAAAAGGTATCCGAAATGTGGAATCGCACTCATTACAAGAAAAAATAACACGAACCATGGCGGACATATCGTGTCCGCTTTTACAAAAAGAAAAGAGGGATAACACATGGAGAAACAAGAATTCATAAAGAAAATAGCGGCGTTTGTTCAGAAATACGCTCCGCAGTATGGCATCAAGGTACATAGCCCTATCATCGCCCAGGCAATCCTGGAATCAGGGTGGGGAGAAAGCAAGCTATCAGCAAAGTATCACAATTACTTCGGTCTGAAATGCGGAACCAAATGGACAGGCCCATCCGTAAACATGACAACCCAGGAAGAGTACCAGCCTGGAGTTCACACGACCATCAAGGACAACTTCAGGGTTTATGGATCCATGGAAGAAGGCGTGAAGGGATACTTTGAATTTATCCAGCTGGCAAGATACCAGAACCTTCGTGACATTACAGATCCGCAGAGGTACCTCGAAACCATCAAAGCAGATGGGTACGCAACAAGCTCCACATATGTGGAAAACAATATGAGACTTGTACACCAGTACAATTTGACACAATACGATAAGGAGGAAGTATCTATGGGAAGAACAGCACAAGACGTCCTGAACGTCATGAGAGGATGGCTGGGATACAGCGAAGCAAATGGCAAATTTAGACAGATCATCGATCTGTACAATTCCGTAAAACCTTTACCAAGAGGATATGCAGTGAAATACACAGATGAATGGTGCGACACAACCGTGTCTGCAGCGGGCATTAAGGCAGGCTGCAGCGACCTGATCGGAAGAGAATGCGGATGCGAGCAGCACGTGAAGATTTTCCAGAGCATGGGAATCTGGATCGAGGACGGCACCATCACTCCGATTCCAGGAGACATCATCCTTTATAACTGGGATCATGGATACCAGCCAAACAATGGATACTCTGATCACATCGGATTTGTTGAGAGCGTGTCAGGCAATCAGATCACCTGCATCGAAGGAAATAAAGGAGAGGCTGTGGCAAGACGTGTCCTCACAGTAGGAAACGGAAATATCAGAGGATATGCCCGTCCAAGATATGCAGCAGGAGGAACACCGGTACAGCCATCAACTCCTTCAAAGTCCATCACAGAAGTAGCGAAGGAAGTAATCGCTGGATCCTGGGGAAACGGCCAGGACAGAGCAAACCGCTTAAAAGCAGCGGGCTACAACCCAGATGCAGTTCAGGCAGAGGTGAATAGAATCCTCGGCGGACAGCCATCCAAACCGGCTCTTAAGCCAATCACAGAGGTGGCAAAAGAGGTCGTAGCAGGCAAGTGGGGAAACGGCCAGGACCGTATCAATAAATTGACTGCGGCAGGCTACAACCCAAACACCATCCAGGCAGAGGTGAACCGCCTCGTAGGCGGAGCGGCTCCAAAGAAGTCAGAAGACGAGATCGCAAAGGAAGTCGTAGCAGGCAAGTGGGGAAACGGCCAGGACCGTATCAACAAGCTGACAGCAGCAGGCTACAACGTTCAGAGCATCCAGAACAAAGTCAACCGGTTAGTCGGCGGAGGAAAATCCGTAGACACCGTAGCACGTGAAGTTATTCAGGGAAAATGGGGAAACGGACAAGACAGAGTAAACCGCTTAAGAGCAGCAGGATTCGATCCGAACGCAGTACAAGCTAGAGTAAATCAGTTATTGTAAAAAAAGAAAGCCGGGAGCATTTAAGCTCCTGGCTTTTAGGCATTTAGATCGGAGACGTATCCCTCCGGAAAAATAAATATGAACCACACCTGCTGCCGACCATTCCAGATGGTGGAGAAATTCGGAACCGACATACCAAAGATATCGCCCGAAATTTGGTAGTATTTATAGGATTTTATAACTTGACTATTCAGGAAGAAAATGCCGGAAAGTAAGCCGTCCTTGCCACCACATCGAGACAGAGACAGCCTGGCCGGAACTGCTGGCCAGATTTCTGGCAGTCCGGTATGCTTCTGGTTGGCTCTCGGTTTCTAGGAAGAAATCATCCGGACCATATACACGATACACAGCGTTCATAAAGAGTACCTCCTATCGCTTCTGGATTTCACCGAAAACAAGAATATCCTTAACCATCCAGTCGTATCCGGAAAAGCCTGCGTTCTTCTTTTGGAGCCGTGTCTTCTCCTTCGCATCAACAATTCTCGCAGTAATGCAGGCGCCCCAACCGTCATCCCATCTGTAATACCAGGAACCGCCATCCAGTTCTTGGAAGCGATTTTTCATAGATGCAACTTGTGAGGTTTTAAAAAGATAGTGCCCGTCTTTTTCTCCACTCCAGCGTCCATTCCAGCTACCACGATTCGGCATTGTAAGTTCGAAACAAATAATCAT